TCCAAGAATACCGCATTCATATCCGGCGGCTGTTGCTCTTGGTTTTCGCGGGCCTCTTTCAAGTCTTCCTCTGTAGGGTCAGACACACCTAGAGAAACAAGCTTCTTGCGGAAATACTCGCGCACACCCCCAATGCCCTCACCCTCCATATTCATCATAGCCATAGCGCCTAGAACTTGCTGTGTCTCTGGGTCTGGCGTGATCTGCATCATCCCCATCAAGGACCGAACAGTTGACGACTTCTTGCTGCTGGTGCTTGGACCGACCTCGACATTAACATCAAAGTTAGCGCGCCTCAGGTCGCCCTCAGAAACAACCTCCCCCTCTGAGGTGATTATTTTATCGCCAAGGGTTATGCTTCCAGCCTCTTTTTGAGAACCGACAGTTTTCATCTTGCGGTCCGGCTCAACATATATATCGCGCGCCATGGATAACCATATCTGGCCACCACGCTTCATAGATTTGGCTAAGTTATTCGTATATATCGCGGTCTGCATATCAATGCGCTGCTGCACAAGCTCAACCGCCTTGCCGCTGATATTAGGCTGCAATTCCTCGCCCTGTTGCTGACTTCCAAGCAATTCCTGAATGTCAGCGTTTGTTGATTGCAGCAGCACCCCAAGCGTAGGGGGAATATCAGGCGGCTTGGTATACGATACTGGCCCAGAGGGCATGACGTTACCACTACCGTCTGTCATTTGGTTGATTAAAAAGAATGGGTAATTCTTAACATTTCCCTCAGCCCAATGGTCTTCATGGCCTGCGACTTGCTCAGGCGTAAATATCGGCTTTTGAATTGTGCTTTGCGCCGCCATATCAGCAAGCTTAGAAACCTGCATGTTCAGAAGGCGCTGGGAATCACGCGCGGGTCTAACGTGCCCAGAACACCGCTCAAGATTATCAACATAGCTGCGCTTGCCGTAAAAAGGAACTATAGGAATATGAGACCCGGCGATAATGCCAGCATCTTCTAGAATGCCAGAACCTGACATGATGTACTTATGCACCTGCTGTTTTCTAACAGACTTCTCCCGAACTTTAACCGAGCCGGTCCCAAGCAATTCATCAACTATGCCGGGGTTGTGCTCTATGTCCGAATCAGAATGATGAACCTCAGACCCATCAATTTGGCGGTAAATGTGAACCGTATGCTTAACGTGCTCGATAACGTAATATTCAGCAACATAAACAACATCTGGCGTCGCCCAATCGAACCCAGTGGTTTCGCTGCTTACAGGCCAACTCGAAGGGTCATCATTATATTCTTCCCGGTAATCATCTGGAGGCATTGTCTGGATTACAAAGCCGAACTTAGCATCCGCCTTATCTTGACGTTTTGCGGCAAGGTCAAAGAATACAGACTTATCGGCGTCTGTGATTGCTTCAATAATGATCCGCTGGTGTTCGTTTTCGTCGTCGTGTGGGTCTTCGTATTTAGTTGTATATCGCCATGCGCCATATCCCCCACTGACACCCTCTTCAAACGCCAGATCGTACGCATCATCAGCATCACTGTTTTGCTCATCGGAGCGGTAAAGCCCATCGCACACATCTGCCAGCCCGTCACCATCACGCCCATCCTTGCTGGTGAAGTCAACCGTTATCCGGTTGTTCCTATACTCGTTGATGATGCGGTCAATTGAAAGCTGAACCTTGTTGACCTCGACCCGCGCCCGTTCAGCAAATTGCTCACCAAGCGCACCCTCCCATTGCGCCCCGGCGATCCTACCAAAGCGGCGATCACTTGTCGCAAGTTCCCGCTCATCCTTAACTGCTGGCCAAATATCACCGAACCGGCGGAGTGCCTTTTCGTGTATCTGAACAAGATCGGTTGATGGTTTAGCCATGGGTCCACTGCGTTATATTCAGGGTTCCGAACTGGCGCGGTGTAATCTCAGTTGTGAAATCATACCATAAGAGCAATCGCACTTCAAGCCCGACAATAAACCCCTACATTCTGCCAAGGTGGCTGACGGTTGGAACAACAACCACAGGCGCGGTTTTCTTGCGCGTTACAATGCTGGGGAATAGCTCAGTAGCGGCCCAAACAAGCGCGTCTAGGCGATCTGGGCTGTCATCGCCCTGATACCCGGCGCTTGTCATTAAGGTCATTTGTGTTTCCAATTCGACAAAGGCTCCAACGTGATGAATGCGGCCCTGCTGATACAGTGACGATATCGGCTCTGCCCTGACGTGCTTCCCTCTTGACGCCCGCACCTCCCTGATTGGGATGTTGTTTCGAATGGTCCTAATCGTGCTAGCCACCATATCCCCGCCCTGATTGACCTCTACAACGATACAATCAGCCCGCCACGCATCAAAGCAAGTTATCGCAGCCCTAGCCCAATCTTGGGGGCTTCCCCTTGTGCTTGCGTCTTCCAGAACATATCCTTCTTGACCTAACGCGCCCATCACAACAACGCCGTGGTAGTCACTGCTTTCTGTGTTTGTAACAGCCGGGTCAATCGCTACAACAATACGATCAAAATTCTCAGGCTCAGCTCTTGTCCGGTATAAATCTATCGTGTCTAGCGTCCATAGTGCGTTTGGTATATCCCCAAGTATCTCACCGCTCAATTCCTGCCTGCCAAGCCTTGTTCCAGCGTATCTATCGGTAATTTTGCGCAGGAACTTAGCGGCTAGATTGGCGGCGTTGTCCATTGTGCTGCCACGCGTTACAGCAACCTTTCCCTCTTTCCCTGCGACGATAGCCTTAACCACCTCTATGGGTCGTGGTGTTGTCGTCACGATCTGCTGTGGGTTATCGCCTAGACGCAAGCCGAACTGCAATTGGTCCCACGTTTCCCGCGCATACCGCCACTTTGCAAGTTCATCAGACCAAGCCAGATCGTATTGCGGACCGCGTAATTGGTTCGGCTCCGTTGCGTTGAACAGCGTTGCCACCGCGCCATTTGGCCATGTTAGGCGGCGCTTTGATGGCTCATAGTTCGGGCCTTCACCCTCTGGATACAAGGAAAGAATACCACTATCACCTTCTACTAAAACATCCCTAGCATCGGCTGCGGTCTCTGCAATTATAGCAATGCGCTTCGCCTCGCCGCTTTCAACCTTCTCTCGCACCCACTCAGCGCCCATTCTCGTTTTACCGAAACCACGTCCAGCTAGGGCAATCCATATATCCCAATCGCCATCAGGGGCAATCTGATTTGGCCTGCCGTTAAACCCGCGCCAATCGTGCAGCAATGCCTTGCATTCATCCTCAGACAAGTCAGCCACAAACTTTGCGCGGTCTTCCTCTGATAGTTCAGCTAGTTTTTCTGCTGGCGATGCCACTTAAAAAATCCGTTAGTTTTGTAGAGGGGGAAGTTTCGATTGGCCCGCCGTCCTTGCCGGTTATTTCCTGCCGTACGCGTTCGCCATATTTGCCCGGACGCATCTTGCCAAGCATCCACTTGCGGGTGTCTATTCGCAACCGCATTCTGTTGATGTGGTCGTGATCGTGCTCACCTTCATGCTCATCACCCTCGTTGTTATCGGCAATAGAAAGGCATTGCTCAAAAATAACATCTGCCCTATCCTCGCACGCGCGCGTGTACTGCGTGTTCAAAGCGTCGTCTTTTCGTACCCAGCCCCTAAAAGTGCCTTCTGCTGGGTATCCATACAAATTATCACCACTTCGCTCACCTTCACAAATCGAGCGTAGGCTTTCGCCTTTAGCTATGCGCTCACATATTGCGTTTGCGATTTCCGCACGCTTTCCTTTTGGTAGCCGCTTCATGTGTGTCCCTTCTGTTGCATTGGCCATACCACGATTGCGTGCCTGTGGTCAAACACCTGCCTATATTACGTATTTAAAATACACTATTGCAAGATCAAGAACTAGGCTGATAGCCCAATATGCAATAGCCATCCCAATAGTTATTTTTGTATTCAGAAACTTTTCCATCTCCCACCCACAATCCCTTATATTCCTTGAGGCATCCGCACGCACGCTTATGGCAAAATACTGAACGCCCTCACATCTCCGCCGCATTGAGCATCAAGCTTGCAGGCCACTTCCACAGCCTCCCTTGCGCTAGCCCCAAAGCACATCGCCCCAAGCGCAACCTCGAAACCACTGCCTA